GGCTGCTTTGCGAAACGCTGCGTCGGTGGGGGCTCCTTCAGAGCCTGGCTTACGCATTTTTTCGTTGCTGCCTTCTTCAATGCGTTTGCGTTTTGCGTGAATGTTGGCATAAAGACCGGGTTTTGTTTTTCCGTACATGGTTACGCTCCACTTAATAATGATCTGCTGCGCATCCGGCGAGCGCGTACATAGCCATCACGCACCGCCCAGGCTGCTTGTTTTGCCATCACCGCCGGCGCCCATTGGGCCAATACCTATCTCTGGGTTAAGGCGTGCGTCGGAAAGCAGGGCGCGTGTACCGCCGCGTCGCGCAGCTTTAATTCTTGCTGACTCTTTCTTGCCTTCTTTGCGGCGTTGCTCTTCAATTTGTTTTTGAATGTCAGCGGCCTGCTTTTCCATTTCTGCTTTTTGCTCAGTGTATCGTTGCGACTCGGCTGCCAAAGCTTCGCGGGCTGCTTTAGCCTGGTCTTGCTGCGCAGAAACCATTGTGTTGTAAGACTCAAGCTGGCGCTGACGGTCGGCCGCCTCGGCTGCAGCTTTTTTCTCTAACGCCGCTAGCGCGGCAGCTGCGTCAACACGCGCTTGCTCTGCTTGTGTTGTCGCTACGCGTTGCGCCTCTTCTGCGCGCCGGCCAGCTTCCTTTTGCGCTTTCCTGGCGTCGGACACACCTTTAACGGTTGCAGCTGCGGTAACTACTGCGGCGGTTGATACGGCCATATTAGTCTCCAATCCACTTTACATAGAGCCGCTCAGTTTCTTTGTAGCCTAGCCGCTCAAACAATTTGCCAACATCCTTGTGAAGCTTTGTGCTTTGAAAAACGCGCTCAACACCTTTTTTACGCAGTTGCTCCTCAAGGTATTTAAACAACCGCACGCCCGTCATTCCTTGTCGGTAGTCGGGGTGGATAAAATACATATCGGCATAAGCGCTCAAACTGTGCTTGTAGTGCAGATGCGGTCGCACGACGCTAACGTGATACCCGACCATCTTTTCGCCGTCCCGCGCTGTAACGATCAGCAGCAGGCCAGCGTCTTCAAGCAACCTAAACGTATCAACGTCAGGGTTTAACGGCACCTTTGCCTTATCTAAAGCGATTTCTTGCCAATGAATGTCCCACAACCAGGTCATGTCGTTGAGCACCTGGTCAATAGTCTCAATGGCAAATTGAACGCTCATGCCAATTGATTCTATTAGGAGAGATTTCTGTTGATGCGGATCAGATATCTCATGCGATATCTAATCGAACACATTAAAGTCGACGCTAGCTTGCGCCTGGCCAACAAACTGGCCCGACGCGCCAAGCGGTGTCTTGGTCATGCGCCGGTGTTCGCCGCCCCCAAGCAACAGATATCCAAATGCGTCGCCAACGTGAGAGTGTTCGTTTTTGTTTGGCGCATCTCGATATCGCTCTTGCCCGGCGCCAATGGCGATCCTCTTAAAATGGTATCCACCGGACAGCGACTTTCGGAGGAGATTGCATTGCCTGTTCACAATAAGACCAGGCTTGCCAGCGATTAGGCGCTGCATGGGCATCGCAGCTGCTTCGCGGCGCACCTTAAAGTCGTTGCTCGGCGCCGGCTGCGCCCGCAGACCTAGGGTTCGCAGGTAATCAAAAGCGGTGACCTCGTAGATCGCGTCCCTAGCCATACCGGCTGGGTCGCCCCAGATCATAATCTGCGCCTTGGGGTATCTTGCATTAAGGTCAGCAAGCAGCTGCTGGCCAAAACGCTCCAGCCCCATGTCAAAAGTAACAATCTCATGCAGGATTACCCACCGGCCGTTTTGCAAACGCTGGCCAATCACCGCAGCTGGCGTTAGTCCAAAGTCCAGCCCCACTTGCAGCGGCACGTTTGGGTCGTAGTCGACATCGCCTGACATCAGGTTGTCGGAATACTCAGACCAAACCGGCTTGCCCTCCTGCACATATGTGTAGCGACCCTCGGCGTAGCACCGAATCCAATCCAGGTTCTTGCCCAAAAGCATCTGCGGGTAGTAGCCAGCGGGCAGGTTACTTAGGTTTTCAGCTTTGGCGTTGATTCGCCACCACTTGCCCGCTGCAAAGACGTGATCGTTTGCCTCTGGATTTTCTGGCAGTTCCGCGGGGTCAACCTCTGTGACGCCGCCAGGCTGCTTAAAAAACTCCCAACCGTACCGGCCCTCTAATTTTTCTTTTTCCGCCAAGCGAAACCACCAGTGGTCATCGTCGGTTGGGTTTGTATCCATCCAGATACCGTGCCAGGACGCACCGCCGTCGCGCTTTGTTGGGTATCGGCCGACCCGGTGGGTCAATCCGTCAATCACCGCCTTGGGCAGCTCGCGTGCTTCGTTGACCCACGCCCCGGTGAGCTCAAGAGACAGCAGCTTTCGGACATCTTTTGGCTGATCCAACGCCAAAAATATGACCTCGCAATCAATTCCAGCTGCATCACCGCGGGCCGGCAGCCGAATGTGATGCGTAATCGGTGGCGTCCACAGCATGGGCCCGAAGGTGTTCTCGGGAAACAGGTCGAGCCAGGTCTTAATCGTCGTGGTCTTTAGCATTGGGTAGCTGTTTCGCACGATTGCCCATCGCGAATACTTGATGCCATCGACCGGGGAGGGCTTTTGCTGCACAGCTTTGATCATTATCTTGGCCGCGCAGGCGTAGCTCTTGCCAGATCCAACCGGGCCCATGAGCCCCTGGACAAACCGATTGCTTTGGACAAATTTGTAGACTACCGGGCTGGTGGAAAAGTTAAGGTTGAGCCCGGTAATGGGTAGCTCTTTGCTGGATTTTTCTTTTGTTTTAGCCATTATTTGCTTGCCGCCATCCAGACACCGGCTTGCGCAATGGCGTAGCCAACAAACATAAGGGCAAGATCACCCTTGCCTTGGCGGTATAGGTCAGCGGCCACTATTGCGTAAATTATTCCGACCAGGGCTATGAGCCAGCTGGCCATTAGATATCGCGCCTTGCGCACCACCACAGACACAAGGTTAGCCAGCTAACAATAAAAAACCAAAAGACAGCTGGTCCGGTGCTTGCAATGTCAAAAACAAACACGGTCATGCGTCACCTCATATGTCGAAGGTTAAAGTTTTCATGCTCAAGCCAGCTAATTTCGCGCTCAAGCTCTGCAATTCGGTTTTTGTTTGCGGTGTTGCACGCCTCCCACCGCTGGTCGTTTATCACTACAGCTGCGCGCCAGGCGAGCTCGGCGCAGGCCAGCTCGTCTTCAGACCATTGCCTAACGTCCTGGCGCATCGCTAGCCACTCGCTAAAGGTCACCTTGCTCCTCCTCCCTAGCATTCAGAATCAGCTGCAGCTTCACGCACTCAAGCGCGCCAATAGCGGCAGCCAGCGACATCGTGTCGCCGTATTTGTCGATCGCCTCAAAAATTTCCTGGGCCAACGCCTCAATGAGCGCAACTTGAGTCATCCGTCTTTTTCCTCAACGTCAACCACCTCTGGCGCCTGGACGTTGATGCCAATCACCGACGGTTTGTCGCCCTCGTCTGGGTTGTCTAGCAGCCCGCTAGCTTTGGCCAGCAGGCGCAGGACACCGACCTTGTCGTAGAGCTCGATGTCGAGTGTTTGGGCGCCGTCTTTGGCTTTAGTTACGCGGATGTTCTTAATTGACTGCAGCGCGTGATCGGGTATGGCAGAGGCGGCTTTGACCTTCACGTTGCCGTCTTCGTCCCAAGTCAAGATATCGGTGATTTTGGTGTTGGCCATGCACAGCAGCGAATAGGCGACCGCCTCCCGGTTTTCAACAATCGTGGCCGAGCGCTCCAGCCGGCGCTGGATCGAGCGAACCCCGCCCCAGTTTTTTAGGCTAGGAATCTGCTGCGCAACGCGTGCTTTGGCCATCAGAACGGTACGTCAGAGTCCAGATCAACAAAGCCATTGCTCTTGGCACGATTGTGCCCAGATTGGGCAGGGAAGGGCTTATGCGCAGCTGAGTAGACGCCTGGTTGGGTTTGCACCTCGCGGCCGATCTTGACCGAGTACCAGGTCTTGCCGTTGCTGGTCTTGGGCTGGATGTCTAGCCAGTGGGTCTTGCCGTCAGGCAGCACCACCTTGCCGCGAAAGTCAGGGTGCCAATGCTCGGTTTTCTTGTCGTTGGGAAACGCTGAACCCTGGCCGGGTTTTAATTCGTAAGGCATTGAGATATCTCCTAGGGTGATGTTTTGAACTCTTCCATCGCAGCGACGTACTCGTCGGCCTGCATGATCTTGACCTTCTGCGAGGCCAGCGCTTCAGCGATCTGCTGCGGGGTAAAGCCGCGTCTGAGCAGCTGCAAAACAAAGTCGTGCAAGATGTCTTCCACGTTCATCAAACTCCTCCAAGAAAAAGTGGGGAAAAATTGGGAGGTTCCCCCGCGACTAGGTGCGGACGGGGGGAGGGGCAAGGGGTGCCCTCTGCGGGCGGCCAACCGCGGCTGGTTGCACCGATCAGGCCGTCCAATCTCCAACCGGCCCGGCCTGTAGCCACCACCCCTAGCTGACCCCTCCCGCCGGCGTCCACAACCCATACCAACGATTGGAAATTAGACAGACGCGAATACAGGCTCTCAGACGGGCTCGCGTACCCTGACCTAGGCATGGGTAGCCACCCACCTATGGCAGAGGCGTGGCGGTGCCTTAAAACGCGTTTAAATGGCATTGGCATCAGCGTGCCACCTTCGAATCGAGGATCTTGGCGGTAATATCAACCAGGCTGGCAGGGTCTGTCAGGGCAGCGTCGAGCTCGCTGGCGGTCACTCCAACCTCGCACAGCACCTCGGCAGCTTTTAAATCTTGCTCGGTTGTTCTAACAAAACCTAATGTAAACCTTCTTTTAATTATGTCTTCATAAAGACTTAAAACCTCATGTAAACCTATGTTTTTCTGTGTTCCTACAACCCTATTAGGTTGTGTATGTGGTTGTGTATGTAAGCCCTCTTCATTCACAACCGTATTGGGTTGTGTATGTGATGGCTGTTTCTTTGGTCTGCGAGGCATCAGGATCGCTCCAATTTGAACGGGTTGGTGGGTTGTGTGGTTCTTTTGCGTCAAGCCGGTCAGCATCTCTTTTAACCGCCTGCGGTTGGCAGCCATCTGCTCCTCGGTAAACTCCATCTCCCGCATCTCGGCTTTGACCTGGTGCGGTGGCCTGGTGTCCTCGATCGAGCTGGTCGCAGCGATTGCATCCTCTTGGCTAATGCTTTCATCGTGGATTACCCGGATCGTGTTCGCTCGCTCGCCCCTGAACCCGCGGCTGGTGACCTCAATGTAGCCACGCTCGCGCAACACTTTTAGCTGCTTGGCCACGGCCTGCTGGCTGACGCCCAGATCCTTGCCAACGCGTGCCTGGCCAACCCAGGTGATCCCGGCTCGGTTGCAGTAGCTACACAGCACGCCCAAGACGCGCACCTGGTTGTCGGTGAGCCGCTTATCTGTCAGCGCCTTGATCGGCATCACGACGTGGTGGCGCTGATCCGGCGGCGCCTGCTTCTCGATCACCTTTGGTCTGCGCTTTGGCAGCTTAAATTCAATCACTTTTGCCGGCTCGCCCATATCTTCAGCATCTCTTCTCTAAGCTCTTGCCTGGCTTTCTCGCCGCGCCGCTCCGCGACCGCATCCAGGTACTCAATCCGAGTGCGCCTGGAGCGCTTCTTTTTGAGCACCCAGACGGCCTCGCAATAGCGCCGGTAGTCATCGCTATAGCTGCCGACCACGCGCCCGTCAGCGAGCTTAATAAGCCGGCTGCCGGGGTGAATATCGCCACAGCCATAGCAACGTAGTCGTTCATCGCTTTCGCTGCTCGAATCCGAAGCAGCCATTTACTTGGCCGCTGGTGGGTTTGTCGAAGTATCTGCAATAGCCAAACCCGTTGCGTCTGAGGTGGCGGCAGTCCCAACAGCTGCGCGTGTCTTTGTTGTCTCCAGGCAGCTGCGGCACTTCCACCTGCGATTCATCCCGTTGTTGCTGATCTTCCATAGCCCGCCGTCAACCCTTTGGTGCATCCGGCAGTTGGTGCAAAACCGCGTCCCCGTGATCGTTACCTCGGCCTCCCTGGCTCGCCAGTAGTGATCCTTGCTCACTTAATTCCTCCCGAATTGCGTAAACCAAGAAGTCCATGGGCACAACAGCTCGCCAGGGCTGGCCGTTGCGTCGAAACACAACAACCGGCACCGGCCGCCCAAGCTCGCCGTCTTCGTCAATGTTTGAAACCGTTGTGCAGGCCGCCTCGACTTGGCGGCACCAATCCTCAATAGCCAGACGCTCCTGGCGCTTGACCTCGATGACAAACCGGCCGATCTGTATGTCGTGGCCGCCGTCCCTGGCCTGGCCAAGGTGGCGTTTGACGTCGCGGCCGAGCTCATGCGAGAGCAGCGCGGCCACCTCTCGCTCGCCGGTTGCGCCTTTGTTTCGGCGCCCGCGGCCGTTCAAGTGGCCTGCCCCTGGCTCAACATTTGATCCAGCCGTGTAGTAACGTCGGAGTACTTGCGCTCCAGGTGCGCCACTACGGCCTCGTCGATGAGCTCTGCGCGACTCTTGAGCTCAAGCTCCGCGGCCCTATCCAGCAGCTGACGCGCCTTGGGCCGCAGCCGGACAAAGAAGGGGGTGTATTTGTCGGTCATGTAAAGCTCCCAAAAGCCCCGTAAGGATATCCGCACCGATATCTTTTTGGCAACAACCCCGATTGGACAGTTGACAGACGTATGAGATATCTCTAATGTGACGGTTCATGGCAGAGATATCTGCCCCAACTACCCAGAGAGAGGAGTTGCAAATGACGACGTATCAAGACTTAATTGACGAAGAGCGCAGATATCTGTTGACCCGCGCCGGGCAAGAGCGGATTGGCCGTAGAGTATTGACGGCAGAAATTCAACAGAACAAAGACTTGGCTGACGTAGCCATGCTGATTGCTGCCAGCACCCCGGAGCGTAGGAATCCTTACGCGCAGTCGGTTTATGTGCCTTGTGACCTAATCGACCAATTGATTGGTTGCCTTGAGGCGCTTGATTACGATCCAAAAAAGTTTAGAAAACAGGCAAAAGAGTCGCGGCAGTATTTTGTTAGCCTGGCGCGCAAACAGCATCAAGCTAAAGGGGGGTCTTAATCATGGCACCCCACACAGGCAAGTTCGTCGCCTACTACCGAGTCTCAACCGACCGCCAGGGCGTGTCTGGCTTGGGTCTGAACGCGCAGCGCGACGCGATCGAGCGCTATCTCAACGGCGGCCGTTGGTCGCTCATTGGCGAGTTTACCGAGATTGAATCTGGCACCCGCAAGCGTTTGGCCAAGCGGCCAATGCTCGAGAGCGCGCTCAAGCTTTGCAAGAAAGAGAAGGGCACGTTGATCGTGGCCAAGCTCGACCGCCTGGCCCGCGACGTCCAGTTCATCTCCGAGCTCTTAAATTCCCAGGTCAAGTTTATCTGCGCCGACGCGCCCGAGGCCGACCGCACGTTCCTGCAGATGATGTCGGTTTTTTCCGAGTACGAAGGGCGCCGCATTGGCGAGCGCACCAAGGCAGCGCTGCAGCAGCTTAAAAAGCAGGGCAAGAAGCTAGGCAGCCCAACGCCAGAGATCGGTGCCGCCATTGGCACCAAGGTTTTGCAGGAGAAGGCAGACGGCTACGCGGAGCTGGTGGCTCCGATCGTGCGCGACATCGTGCGCAAGACCGGCGCCTCGACGCTGCGGGAGATTGCCGAGGCGCTAACTAGGTCGGGCGTTAAGACGCCACGGGGCAACGAAGAGTGGCGCCCGCAGCAGGTTTCCAACTTACTTAAACGGATCAAGTAGTTAGGGTTATTTCTGGGGTCAGTACCAATTTTTTAATATGTGAGAAGGGTAGAGTCCACCTTCATCTTTTACGCGGCGATCAAAAAGCAATGACTTTTAAAATACATGACGGCGAATCTGACCTGAACCGCCAGCAGCTGGCCAAGTACCTGAACAGGGTCGGCCGCGGGATCAATTGCCGGATGGACATCCCGGTGCTGGTGATCGATGACATCAAGTGGGCTGCCAAGGTCTTTGGCGACCTGTCTAAAGAGCTCACACAAATTGCCTTTGAAGATCCCCGGACGGACATCTGGCGTATCCTGGCCGCCCGGTACGCTATGGAGGCGGCCAAGCGTGAGCTGCAGACGCGCAATGAGCGCAAACTGGCAACCAAGGCGCGTCAGAAGGCTGTTAATGACAATCCGCGGGGGTACTAAATTTGGTTTTGTTAGGGCAATTAAGGTTTGGTGTTTTTACGTTGTAGTAAATCTAAAAAAAGGAGCTGCAAAATGTTGCAAAAAAGATTGAATTATCAACAACTTGCACGTTACGGCCGTGCCGGTAGGGGTCAGAGCCGTTTTAGACTGTGTCGCATAATGTGTATTGGGTCTTTTGACCCGCAAAACGCTACATTTAGTAACCCCCACGCGCTGTCCTGGTCGCAGTTAAGGGCCAAGGAAAACCCCATAGAACCCATTGAGCACGTCGTCATCGGCGGGCTTGCCCTGGTCATGCTGTTTCTTGGCATGGCTTTTGTTTGAGGGGGCCGCGATGGACTATCAACGCACCGGGGCAGCGCCCCAGATCCCGCCCGTCGATGGCGGGTTGTTGTACCAAACCCCAGCTGCCAAAACCGACATCCGTCGCACCTTTCGCGAGCGGTGCGGTTGGGTTGGGCCCGAGGAGCAGCGCCGCCAGGCCGAGCTGCAGAGGGAGGCCGGCTATGCGAACAGCTGAACTAGGACGCCGGCTGCGCGACAACCAACTAGCGTTGTTTGAAATCAGGCAGGCAGAGTTTCTTGAGCGCTGCAGAGCACTAGCGGTAGAGGTCGCCAAGCGCCAGGGCACGGTTTCGATCAACGACATCCGGGCCCGCATCTCGGTGCCGGCAGGGGTTCACCCGTCGGTGTTTGGCTCAGTCTTTAAAAAGCCATATTTCTCAGTTGTCGGTTTCACTCTGGCTGAACATCCGCAAGCGCACGCTCGAATCGTGCGTGTCTACGCGCTGAAAGGGGGCAAGTGATGGTTGGAAAAGTTACCCCCAACACCATGATGTCAGCGTCCCGGCTGCCGGCTCTGATGGGAATTAGCCGGTATCGCAGCCCAAACGATGAGCTGGTTGCCGTTTTGGCTGCGCTCGATGGCCAGGAGTTGGAGTCCGAAACTAATGAAGCAATGGATTGGGGCAATGAGTTTGAGCTCACAATCCTCAAGAAAGCCTGCCTGCGCTTGGGCGTGGACAACCTGGACGCCGAGCACCCCAACCCGTACTTCCACGCCAGCTGGCCGCTTGCTTGCAGCCTGGATGGCACCTGCGACGGTCGAGGCCTAGTCGTCAACCACGATCCCGACAAAGGTATCTACGTTGTTGGCCAGGACTCAATCGTGCTCGAGGGCAGGGGAGTGCTGGAAGCCAAGCTTACCGCAATGGACGTTGAGGATGTTCCACCGCTCTGGCGCGGGCCCGTGCAGCTGCAAGCACAGATGGACATATTGCAAGCGAAGTGGGGAGCTGTGGCCACGTTGTACCGTGGGACGCAGCTGCGGATCTTTTTGTTCGCTCCGCACCCGGCCACGCTTGAGGCCATCGAGGCCGCGGTCACCGACTTCCAACGCCGGCTTGACTACTGGCGCGACACCAAGACGGTCGACTACTACCCGCCGCAGGACAGCAAAGACGCAAACCGCACCTGGCCGGCAGTCAAAAACGAAGAGCCGCTGGTGCTTGGCGAAGCCGAGGATTATTGGGCTTTCAAAATCCAGATGGCCAAGCATGAGATCTTGCGGCTGGAAAATGAAATTGCCGACTGCGAGAAGCGGATTAAGGACGTCATGCGCGAGGCTGGTGTTGCACGCACCGACAAGTACGAAATCAAGTGGCCAATGCGGCACTTTAAAGCGCAGCCGGAGCGTGTCGTGCCGGCGAAGGATGCGTACTCAATCCGTCAATCCACCCTATCAATCAAGGAGATAAAAAATGTCTAAAAAAATTTTCCAGAGCGATTCCAAGTTGCTCAACGCCCGCATCCAGGCGGCGATCAAGCTGCAGCACCTGGCGTTTGACGCAGCCAACCGCACGCCTGGCGCGTTTATGAACCGCGACCGGGCCCAAGACGTTGTCGACGCGATTGTCGTAGTCGTGCTCGAGACCCTTTCCGCATACGCAAGTGAGGAGAATAAAGATGCAACTGCAAACGCAAAGTAACCGCGGGTTTGCGCCCGCTACGATCACCGAGGCAATTCAGTTCTCGGAAATGCTGGCCAAGAGTCAGATGGTGCCCAAGCAATACCAAAACAAACCCGAAGACATCATGGTCGCAGTGCAATGGGGATATGAGATTGGCCTGGCTCCGCTGCAGGCGCTGCAAAACATCTCGGTGATCAACGGTAAGCCGAGCGTGTACGGTGACGCAGCCATGGCCCTGGTGCAGGCCAGCGCGGTCTGCGATGGCATAGAGGAGCACATTGAAAACGAAGGCACGCCGAACCCGATCGCGGTCTGTATTGCCAAGCGCAAGGGCAGGAACCCGGTAATCGCCAGGTTTTCGGTCGAAGACGCCAAGCGGGCAGGGCTTTGGGGCAAGCAGGGGCCGTGGCAGGCATACCCAAAGCGGATGCTACAGATGCGGGCCCGCGGCTTTGCCCTGCGAGATGCCTTCCCAGACGTTTTAAAAGGGCTCATAACGGCCGAGGAGGCGCAGGACTACCCCCAGGAGGCAGCCAAGGACATTACCCCGCCCAAGACCACCAGGAACCCGCTAGACGCGCTGCCGTCGCCGGTGACGCTACAGGCTCCACCGGCCTATGTTCCCGGCACCTGGTCGGAGGAGACCGAGCAGGAGGTCAACGTAGCTGTGGCCACGCCGGAGGTTGTAGAGGAGGGTAGTCAAGACACCAACAGCGCCGGTTGGCAATTAGCCATACCCGGCAAAGACGCCATTGAGTTTCCCGACGCAAAGGCTTACATCGAGGCCTACAAGGCGATGATCGATAAGGTGGCCACCGCCGGCAAGGCGCCAGCTGCAACACGCCTGGCAAAGATCAAAGAGCTGCGCGCAGTCAATGAGCTTACGATCAATCGCATACCTTCGCTCGAGCGCATTCAGATCACAGCTCACCTGGCGAAGTACCAGGGCAGCCTGGAGGGCAGGGCGAAGGAGGAGCTAGCTTAAATACAACGCACGCTCGTCTTTGCGGCGCTTAACAAGGCCGGGGAGCTCACGCCCTCCGGCCTTTGTCCATTGCATAAACGCTTTAGCTGCGCCATCGAAGTCGCCGCGATTATGTTTCATGCGGATGCTAGAGCGTTGGAGATTGCCGAGCCCAACATTGAAAGAGAAGGAAACGAATGCATCAAAGCGAGACTGAGTAAGATCAGAAGGACACAGTCGTAATACGCCTCGCTGAAACGTAGCCAGGTCATCGGATAGGATCTGATCAACCTCTGCCATAGAAAGAGTTCTGTCCCACCCGTCAGGGATTGGAAGGTTTTTTCGTTCTTCAAGTTTTACTCCAATATGTTTTTGATCAATGACATGGCCCACGCCCACAGTCCACAGCAGAGCTGGGCATCGGTACGGGCGCACGCGCACGCCTTCATGGTGTTTGATCATATCGATCGTTCTTGCTGACACTTTCATTTTCTAAAGCTCTGCGTACCAAACCAAAAAGCAATCGTGCTCGAAAAAATTATGGCGCTGTCTTCGTCCCACAGAATTTCCATCGCCTGATCAAACGGCACGCCGGTTTTCCACGCGTAAAAAAATCCAAAGATGTTTACGAAAAGCAACATACAAAACATCCCGTAGGTAATAACGGGCCGCACGCTAGCGCGCAGGTTTGTGACCCATTGCGATGCGCCCTTGCCAATCTCGATGTCGTGCGCATAAAGCGCCTGGCGCTCCTGCACCGCAGTCTGCATTGCGACCTGGTCAGTACGAATCTCTTCAACGCGGGCCTGGGCGGCAAATCCACGCTCAAGCATTTGCAGCTCGCGCTCAATTTGCATTTGAGCTAGCGCAAGCTCATGCGACTTATCGGATCTGTCTTGAAAAAAATCTAAAATTTTAGGCAGCCCACCCATTAAGAAAGACAAAAGCGTAGATAACAATGTGATCATAGAAACCCTCCAAGCAAATACGTTACAAACGCAGCTGCACTCACGCCTTGCTCCGTTTCCACTTTAGATATTCGGCACCCTCTTTAGGACACCAAAAAAGCTTAATCATGTCGGGGTGGGTCTCATCGAGCTCGGGGTCGATCACCGTCATGCAAGCAGGAGAGAGGGTCTGGTTTCTAAATCCTTTCTCTTTGGCGTAGTGGTCATACAGCTTGTATGACGCCACCTGCACCGCGTGGCAGACGCGACCTGATGCCGGGTCTTTAATAAGGCCGTAGCCAGAAGTGTGTTTGTGGCCAGAAATCATCAGGTGATCTCGGTGCCCCATTTGCGCGGCTTTCATTTGGCCGTGAGCTGGGTTCCATTGACTGTGGCCGGCAAAATCATGCCGAGCATTTACGATCACAGTGCGGCCGTTGGGAAAGCGCAGGTTGATTCGGCACTCGCTTGGTTTGTAAAGCGTGTCCGACTGCCTGGCAATCCACTTAATTGGATCTGCAGCTCCAGCCCAGGCGTCGTGGTTGCCGCCCACCATGTAGATCCAGCGCGTGCGGTTGATGAACCACTCGGCCAGCTTCCATGCCTGCTCGGCAGTAGTGCTCTGGCTTGCGTATAGCCTCGCCAGCCGGCCAATCCAGTTGTTGGTAGTGTCACCTACGTTGGCGCCCCAGACGCCTTCCTGCTTGGTTAGATCCGAGTGCTGACGCAGCAACTCGAGGTCGGTGCCGTCGTCGTCAACGTGCGGGTCACCGAAGTGCAGGATGCCAATTGAACCGTCTAGCCGCACCTTGACCTGGATCAGCTTGCTGGCCTCCTCATAATCGCGGCGCTTGCCAAACTGTTTGATGCGCAGCTCAACCAAGTCCTCGATGTCAAGGTCGTCGTTGGGCAAAGCCATTACGGTGAACTCAGATTTTGCTGGTTGGTAATTCTCAGCATCCGGTTTGAATTTGCGCTTGTATGCCGCAAACCGATTTTGGATTGTGCTGCGTGGGATGTTTAATGCAATTGCCGCCTTGCTCAAATTCATACCGTGCGAAACGACAGCATTCCAAGTGTCACGCAATTCCTGATCTGTAAAGTCATGCCCCTTGCCAGCCATCATTTCTCTCGAGACTTTTGCAAGGCCGCGGTGCAGATGCGTTGCGTAAGTTCCGCGTTGTCTGCCAGCACAGCCCACAGACCAGAACCTATGCAATGAACCTGGCGCTCACTAAGCCCTAGCTTTAGGTTGAAATCAATTGCGTGCGTAACTTCATGGATCACGGTGTCGGCCCAACTTTCAATGGGCATTCCCTTGCGGATAGATATCTGCTGCTTGTCGTCTTCGCAAATTCCCTGGTTGTCCAGGTTGTCGACCTCTAAAAGCTTGTAGGTCTTGCCAATGACACGCACTGTTGCAATCGGTGCTGGTTTTCTGCTAGCCATTCCCAACTCCCATCTGGATCTATTGGCATTTTGAAACTAGCTAAAAATTTTTTTTAAAAACATTGTGATAGCAGACCCAATTGCGCCGGCCATTAGCAGCATGACGTACACGCCGCCTTTGCCCTGATTGATGGCAGCGTTAACGCGGGCCATCTCTTGGCGTAGCAAGTGAATCTCTTGCATCAGGTTTTTGACATCGGCCTGGAGGGCACCAAAATCTTTGGGATCAATTTCACTCATGGCTAGATAGCTCACCAATAATTGCTTATGGGTTTTGTACTGCCGGCCACGCCTGGGCGCCGACTACAGCGATCAGCTCCTCGACCGAAGCGCAGGCAGCGATCGCGGCCTCGAGGCGTGTTGCCTCGGTCACCACAACTGCGCGGTATGTGGCCACCGACTCGGGAATCTCCACGTTACGCTCGACCTTGCGAATCACATACCAATCCGTCTGAACCAGCATCTTGCCTGCTGTGTCTTTAACTTGTGCAGTCCATTGGCTCTTTAGTCCTTTGGTTACCAGACGCTTGTCAGAGTCCACCATAGCGGGTTTGCCATCGACTGTGCCTAGCACCTGAACCCACATCGGGTTACCGTCTTGGTCTACTTCCTCACGGTCATTAAGAAGTTTTGGATTGTTTGGCCCCCAGTAGAATCGCTGGTCATAGTCAGGTGCAGCAGGCTCAAACGGGTCTGGGTCACCGTTCTCCACAATACCCACCTTAGTCCTGACAGCGGCATCTAATAGGTTGTTGTAGCGCACTCCGTCTGTGCGGAAGAACTCTACTCTAATGTTTACGGGTTGTCCGTTGTATAAGTAAGCCATGTTATTTCTCCGTTAATCAGCGGGCAAGCGAAAATTTAAAAGGAAACTCGGCAAATGCGGCGTAGATTATTGTGTTTCCATTGCTATTCATTCCGCTATCTGTTGATCTAATTTTAAATCCGTTTGACAACATATCTCCAAATGTATATGTATCTTCAGCATTAGACAGATTAGGGTAGAGCAGTTTATCAACAACATTGAATGTATTTCTTACCGCATCATAGATATACCAACTAGCCGTAGCAGATGAGTTTTTAATAAGTATCCACCTCGGCCTAAACCCAAGAAACACAAACGGCCCATCCGTAGACCCGTTTCCTGTGTATGACCCAAAGGCTGAATAACCATCAATGGGAGCGAAGCAGTAGGCAACGTAGGTTCCGGTATTAGCACTTAAAGCTGTTCCAACACTAAACACACTTGATGTTGGTGCTGTGCTATTCCAAACAGTTGTAGATGTAGTTGAAGCATTTGTAAGGTTTAAATACAAAGTATTACCAAGTGCTAATGTATAAAACCATGTAAACCAATGATCGGCGGCAGTAGCATTTCTACCTTTGCAAATAACCATCTTCGGCGCAACACCTAATCCATGCCCAACCGTAGCGTTAGCACCTGTGCCCGTATAAGTAACAATCGAGAATCCTGCTGTGGTGCTTGCTCTTACTGTGCTGGCTATTGATGGCACATTTGGCGATGTTGAATACTGACCAACAGAAATTGTTTGATTAGAGCCGCCTGCGTTCCAACACCAGCCCACAGTCGATTCCCCGGACTTATTGATATCGTATCCAAGACCGTCACCGACAGTAAATCCATCTGATTGAAATGATATGACTGTGTTGGATGTTGTTTCTGCGCCGGTATTATTACTTTGGATATTTTTGGTTGCGCCACGAACTGCGTCTACCCAATCTTGCCCGGAATTTGCCGGTCGTGATTTTGCCCATACTAAATCTGGCTGAAACCCAACCCCAGTAATTGCTTGACTTGCAGTTGAATTTCCTGTCCATAACACCACATTGAAAAACTTACCCGCCTGTGTCGTGCTAGTAGCACCTATGGTCGG